AATGTGTCCTCTACTGGTGCTTCCTGATCTGTATACCAACTTGGTATTACAAACTCAGGACTTCTTGGTGCAAATTTAGCAAAGCTAAACGTTAGCTCAGAAGAATTACCCATTCCTACTTGAATAGGTTTTGATCCTTCAAACTTAACTACTGGAAGAGAATCAGATGATGTATCCATTTGATTCCAAAATGTAGCTAATAGGCTGTTAAATGCACTTGTTTCAGCGTAGGTAAATCTTTGCCATAAGTAAGCATGTTGTGCTCCTTGAGGAAATACCCAAGCACTAAATGCTCTTTTAAAATCCTCTGCTGGTTTAGAACTAACTACACCAAATTTATCATCCCAGTGATATTCAAAACCTTCAGCTTTTGTATAACGACCCCAGCCACTTTTAAAGGTAGCAGGATCAAGCTGTAGATATTGAAATTCAACTGGAGTTTCACCATTAGCAAAAAACTTTTGCTGCATGGTTTTAAAAGCAAGATAAACTTGCTGACTCTCACTATTGGGATTACTCATCCCACCTAATATATCCATAGTATATTATCTCCATATTAATGTATTGTTTTCTCAATACTGTTTAAATAATCAGCTTCAAGTTGGGTATAACACCTTTCCTTAAAACTTTCATAATCCTCGTCATTTATAATTCCGAGAAATTCGCAAGCACTTTGTATCTTTTCATAGGCGAACCTACAATAATCTTCAAAGTCCTGCTCAAGCAGGTAGCTGTTTAAATCCATCTGCCTTTTGTATGATTTCATCTAACCTTTCGCATATATCTGATAGAGGACACATATATGCACACTGCCAGTTTGGTTGTTCAAATTGATTAAATAGAAACAATGGTATTACAGCCATAATGCTTCTTCTGTCAAACTTGTATATCAATATAGGAATCAAGTTATCACCAGCACTATCTATTGCTTGTTGCCACCATTCGTTCTTGTAAATGTTTTGCTTACCATTGTTCTTATATCTCTTACATTCAATAGCAAAGTTCCTGAAATAAATATCAGCCATACCTTTAGTTTGATATTGGTCAAGATTTCTTTTTACTCTCTCCTCTAAACCCTTATCTTCTAAAACTGCATTAAGTTTATTAACTATAACTCTCTCAAATGCTGCACCTTTATTTCTACTGTTTACCATTAATCCAACTCTCTAATTACATATATAAATGCTAATACACTTAAAATGATTCCTATAAATACTAATCCAAATATTCCTGCAATAAAATATAGAATCCACTCAAGCATCGTAATCAGTCCTAACTACTTTGCCACTCATATAAGTTATTTCTCTATAATGCTTACCAGCACCCTTTTGGAAATAATATGTTTTAATTTGCTTATCTAGCTTTTCTTGTTCTAATTCTTTTCTACGCTTCTCTACTGCTGCTTTATTTTGACCCATGATTGTTCTCCTTATAGGAAACCATGCCTAGCTTCAGTATCAACTGAGTAGCAGATTCAATGTTCATATTATTTTTGATGGCAAAGATTTTGATATCCTTATGTAATTCTTCAGGAATCCACAGTGCCTTTTTTGTTTTTTCGTCCATAATGACTCTCCGTTTTTTATATTAATATTAATTTGATAATAAAGCTAGAACTTTATTACCTACTCTTCCAAAAACCCTTATACTAATCTCAAGGGCAATTGATAAACTCTCCATAAATCTAAATACTCTCATATATCTATTTGCCCTTACTTACAACACCAAATCCACAACATTAGGACTGTTGTAAATACTAAGAGGTTTACCCTTCTGATATTCTTTATAATCATTCAGATATCTCTCCATCATAGTCCAGCCATAATCCATTTGTTCTTTTGTGATTCTAAATACCTTAGATGCATAAGGATGTACTTTCTCTTGAGCTATGAATAAGAAATCAATGACTTCATATCCAGCCATTTGCAATCCTCTTCTATAAAATGATGCTTGCATATCATAGCTGTACTTCTTAACTGAATTACTAAAAGCATAAGGTTCGCATGATTGTGTAGTCTTATAATCTACTATCACAATCTTGTTATCTGAATTAGGTGCATCTAAAGGTGGACACATTAAATCAGGTCTACATTTACAAAGCACATCATCTTCATACCAGTAAACACTAGCTTCTGCTATCTTGCCTTTTGCATTTAGATAAGCATTACCCTCATAGATCATATTGTCCTTCATGCCTTGTATAACTTTTGCATCATCTTCTTTTAGGACTATATAACCAGCTTCTTCATATTCAGCCTTCTCTTCTTTATATGCTTTGGTATAAGGTGATCCTGTAATTACTCTGACCTCTTTATCAAATGCTTCTTGTCCTTCTACTAATAAAGCATGAGCTGCTGTTCCAAACTTTAATGCTGGTGATTCCTCTTGCTTATGCTCAACAGCATGAAGCTGAGACTGACCAAACCTTCTAATGTAACTAGAGCTAACTCCTACGCCAGCATGATAGTCCTGATTGGGTATATCTTTATAAATAAGAGCCTGACCTTTTTGTTTATATTCAAACTTCTTTAGTGATTCTATTTTAATCATAATTTTCTACCTCAGGTGCATGAATTTTTGAACCCACAATCATGCTTATATCAATAAAAGCATTAAGTAATGATTTTTTAGTTAATAGTGGTACATACATAACCTGTATATCTTCTTTAGTAAAATATCCTTCATCGTCGTAGCCATACTCACGACTACGATTGTTAGAACTCTTTATCCAATCTAATGCAGCTTTTTTTGTGCTGAATATTTGACAGTCGTATCTATTTATATCTTCTAAATAATAAAATTTCATCTTGCTATTCCTAAAATATATTTAACTTCATCTAGTGAATCCCTGACCTTGTATTCGTCTTCACCAACTTCAACAATAACCTCACTAGTGAATTGATCTTTATAGAAACCACTGATTGCTCTTGGTGGAATATTTAACTCACCACCACCTAATAAATTAAATGTTACATTCATTTTCTATTATTCCTGTCGTTGATTATTAAAGCTGCTCCATAACATAGATATGCCATTACAGCCAATAGTATTAGTAGTTGTAGATTTTCTAACATTATTTACTCTCCCTTTTTATTTTTTTATGTAGCTTGTAAAGCTCTTTTGTATACTCAAAATCAGATTGCATATCTTCCCAAATCTCATCTTTGATCTCTTGCTTGATCGAAGGATCAACTTTAGTTACTAATTCAAACTCAGACTTCTTAGGAATCCACCATTGATGATTCAATGATTTGTATTCAGGAGATGGTTGACCTGAATCTTTCCATCTCCATTCAACAGCACCATGTTTGGTATTGCACATTAGGTTCATTACTTCTTCTCCTTAGTTAATTTAACCTTATGCCCCTCTGCAATTAATCTTGCTCTCTTACTAGCCATATAGAATAAGTCGCTAGTCTTGATAGCAACCACCCAGCCTAAGCTAGGCAGTTGAACTTGTAGTGTGTATCTAGTTGCTGACATTATGCACACTCCTTTTTATTTTTAAATTCTTGGTCAAGACTGTTTTGAACTTTGTTGTATAAATTATAAAATTCATTAGATTTTGTTTCTATCCAATGGTCATCACTACCATCATTAGCACCAACAAACACTTTTATTTTTTTTGTTTCATTGAACACATCATTATTCTCTGCTATAGAAATCAAATGTGTAAGTATTGATAATTCTTTTTGATTTAATTCTATTTTCATGTTATTTAACTCCTTATTTTTAATTAACATAACGTATTATATACATATATATAGAAATATGTAAATAAATATATAAAGATTAAATTATAGGATTTAGAACTGGTACTGAGCTTAGATTATCCAGTGTTTCTTTTAGAGAATCTAATTCCATAGATTCAGTGATAACTTTCTTATCAAAAGTAAAATAGTTTTGTGATGATGTATTTGCCTTGAACATGATTCGTTTATTCTCTCCATCAAAGAAAACAAAAGCTAAGATATCGCAAGTGTAATGTTTGTAAGTTTCAGACATTGACCTTGAGTTCTCAGCAGCAAATATAAACTTCTTTTCTTTAGTAGCCCTTCTGCTTTTTACTTGTACTGTATATTTAGCTGATCCAAATTCAACCATAAGATCAGCAGGATGTTTTTCTTGGGTGGGGTAACAAAAGTCAGCGTACTCAAGCAGAAAAGTTTGGACTAATGATTCTCCTAAAGCACCAAGTCTAGAATTAGCTTGATGTTGATCTGATGTTTTTCTTGGCACTTTTACACAAAGCTAGTTTTCTTGAATTCCTAGCTGCCCTATTTGGTGTTTGAACTGCATACTTACTTCTTAATAATTCCTCTGATGCTTCTAACCAAGCTCCCATCTCCATCAAAGCCCTTGTTCTTCTGAAGTTCATAAATCCTGAGATTCCCATTTGGAAGGTGCAGTCCACACAAACTTCTTGTGCAGGTACAGGAAAACTTCTCCATACTTCCCATACCTTATCTAAATTAGCTACGACTCTGTTAATATCATTCTCTAAAAGATACATAGCTTCATCTTCTGATATGCCATTCTTATCTAAGCAACGACCTACGCCAATTGTGTTGTAGTCTAAGCTACATTTATACAAGTTAAGACATAACCCTTCATTTTTGATTAGCATTTCTTTGATATTGTCGTACATTTTATTTTCCTAATGGTTTATAGATAAAAAATGCTGATAGTAAACCAGCACCAACTCCTGTTGCTAGAGCTTCAGTCCAAAATGCTCCAAAGTGAGTTGGGTGAACTAATAGATCAGCAACAAATGTACATACACCTAAAATTATTGCTGGTGCATATTTATGTTGCATAAAACTTTGATACCAAGACTTCTTGGTTAATGAAGCTAGTGTAGCTGCTATGATCCCAGTCACATTAGCTTTCCAAAAATGTGTAAAGGTTAGTGCTGATAAATCACCCTCAACCATCATTGGGTAACAAACAGCAAATGCTTTTGCCCAGTTTTGATAGAACTCTGTGTTTTTTATTTTATTTATTATTTGCATTTTGTTTCTTATATGCTTCTAGTTCTGTTCTTAAAATAATAACCTCTTTTTCTAATTTTACTACCTGTTCTTCTAATCTTCTTATATCAGGAAATAGATATTTATTTTGATTAGCTCTAAGGTTTTGTGTCTCTCTTAGATTAAAGTCTATTCTTTCAGTTGTATGTGCATAACCCCAAACAGCAACTGCTGCAACACCAATAATTTGTAAAAGATAACTTAGTGATATATTTAAACTTGACTTGTCATCAACCTTGGCTAACTCACTCATTTGCCTACGCCTTTTATTCTCTCAAAGCTCCTCATACCACCTAGTCCTAACATACCCATTAATACAGGTAGCATAGTAGAAGTATCTGCTTGTGGCACATCAATACCAAAAGGTGCAAGTAAAGGACTAATTAAAAAGTTTACTGCAAAACCTGCAACACATACCCATGCAGTTGCTGGTCTCCATGATGATTGAAACCAGTTACCTTTAGCTTCTTCTTTGTTTACAGATATTTGTGCCTTAGCAATTTCGTGTATATGCTTTTCAGACATTGTAGCAATTTCATGGGCAATTCTTTGTTTGGTGTCAGCATCAGGTATGAATTTATCTAATAATTTGCTGACTGGTTGAATCAGTTTGTCTATCATAATTTTTGTTTGTTAGATTAAACCTCTAACAATAATAGTAATTAAAGAAGCTATAATTGTTGTAAGACCACCTACTAACCAAAGTCTCATACCATTTATTGATGACTGTAGATCATCAGTTTTTTTATAAATAGTTTTCCATCTTTCTTCGCACATTTTTTCATGAACTCTAAGGTCTGAATGTACATCGTTGGCAGTCTTTCTAGCTGGCATTATTCTTCCTCTACTACCTCAACTTCTTCATTTGTAGCATTGATAGCTCTATCAAATGATTGGATACATAGATTCTTATATTCATCAGTGATCACATAATCATCATAGTATTCTTGAAGTCTAGCTAGTTTTTTACCAGCAATATTTAATTTAGCAGCTAAAGCCATTTGCTCTTCATTTAGATCAGCAGCTCTATATTCTGTGCCATTAAATGTGATTACTACTGGTTCTTGGTTTTCCATTTTATTTTCTTCTTTACTCATTTAACTCTCCTATAAGTTTATTAAAATTAAATTATATACTAAGAAATTATAATGATGCAGTTTCATTAGCAAGTTTTTTAGCTTCTTTAACTTCATCAGTCCATACTGCTGTAGCTATACCCTGAACCTCTGTAGACTCACCTGATATATCTGTATCTGTATGAGTCCAGTTACCATCTTCATCTTGTGATGAGCTTACACAATCTAACGCGTGTCTATGAAAAGACCTACTAAGCTCTACACCATCTTCTTTGATGACTGTAGCTGTTCTTACTTGTATAGTTTTGTAGTCTCCTACAACTTCTATTTTATCTTCTATTATTTCTTTTGTTATTGCCATTTTTTCTCCTATGTCCGTACCTAGAATCCACTAGATATAAATTTAAAATCATTCTTGTGTATGGTATGTAAAATTTACAAAAAAGTCTGTACCACCTGAAAACCAAGATGCTGGTGTGCTCTCAAAATTTGAATCATAAGTAACTATAATTGTTCCTGAAGATGAACCCTCGTTAAATGCTATAAATGCTGGATAATACCCTGCATTTGGAGCACCACCACCACTTGCATAAATATGAATGCTTGGTCTTGTCTGTGATGTTCTTAATGTGTCATTTGCCATTTGAAATGGTAAATTACCTAAAGTTACTGTTCCTGTTGGGCTACTGCTTCCTGATAAAACAAGTTGCCCTGTTATAACCACTACTTTACCTATTTTTGTATATCCCAGTTTGCTGTAAGCAGAATTTATTGAATAACTGCCAGAATTAGGAGTAAGAGTAGGAGTCCAAGTACCCTCTTCATAATCGTCAAGATAGTTTGCTGAACCTGTACCGCCTAGATAAGCACCACCTGAAAGGTAGAGGTCTTTGAATGCATCACCTGAACCACCTAAGCTAATAACATTATTACTAGGAACATTTGTACTTGTATTAAATGGTAATATTGCGTCACTTGCTGGAACATAAAGTAAGCCAGTATCACCAGAGCCAAAATATATTTGTGTTCCAGTTCCTCTACTACCAATACTTCCAACTGTTGAGCCGTCTTTTCTGAATTCCAGTAAATCTCCGTCATTAGTTGTACGACTAAGAACTAAAGATACCGCTTGGTCTCTTGTAGCAAAAATAGTTCCACTTGGTCTCATATCAATACCAGCAGTTGTATAAACATTAGCTGATGAGGTTTTTCCTATTAAAACAAAATGCTCTGAATCAATTCTCATAGCTTCTGTAGGCCCAGTACCACTTCCTCTATTTAAAAATACAAGTTCAGCATCTCCGCTGTTAGGAGAATTTGTTCTTATTGCTCTTATTTCTGCTTGATTATCTGCTCCAGTTCCTGTTGATACAGAAAATCCTAATTGTGCGTATTCATCTGTAGTTGTAGAGTTTCTTCTAAGTTGTATATTATTTGAATTAGAAGAGGTAACTGTTGTCAAACCATCAGCAACAACAGTACCTGTTACGTCTATGCCTGTTGAGGTTGTGGTAAATTTTTGTAAATTATTATGTCTTAACTGTACTGCTCCATCAGTATTAAATACTGCATAAGATTCAGCGTTTCCTACGTTACCTAGTACAATTTGACTTTCACCTTGTAAAAATAAACTACCATCTCCACTATCTTGAATAACACTTGCACTACCAGTATGGTAAATCTGTAAATCTGAACCTGCTCCAAAGATAGCTTTGTCGTTATCAGCAAATAATATGTCATTACCATTAGATGCTAAATTACCACCTAACTGTGGAGTTGTATCTTCTACAACATTATTAATAGAAACAGCTTGTACTCTAGCATCAGTGTAATAAAGGTTAGAGCCTTCTGATAAGTCAGATGTAGATTTAGAACTTAAATCTAAATTAGCTCCTGTTTGTAAATTAACCCTAGCATCTGCCCTAGCATCAGTGTAGTAAAGGTTTGACCCTTCAGCTAAATCGCTAGTGTCTTTGGTTGCAAGTCTAGTATCAAAATCAGAGTTAGCTCTTGCACTTGTATAATATAGATTAGTTCCTTCAGATAAATCAGATGTAGATTTACCACTAAAAGCAGAATCAAATCTAGCTGTTGTATAGTAAAGATTAGTTGAACCCTCAGATACATCATCAGTATCTTTTGTAGCTAGTCTTGTATCAAATCTAGCATCAGTGTAATAAAGATTAGTACCTTCTGATAAGTCTGATGTTGAATGATTGCTTATGCTTGAAACTGTACCAGTGACATCTCCAGTAACATCTCCCTCAATATTAGCAACTAAAGTACCAAGTGAATTAAGAGTAATATTACCTGTAGCACTACCATCTGCTGTTGTTAATCCTAGTGTGAATTTATCTACTGATTCATCCCACATAAAGATACCATTATCAGCAGTACCTCTATTGATCAGCATACCTGAATCATTAACTGGTGATCCTGTTAATCCTGCATTAAGCTGGAATAAGTTATCTTCTATATCTAAGTTAGTAGTATCAAGTGAAGTTAAAGTTCCATTAACTGTAAGATTACCTGCTACTGTTAAATCAGATGCAATCTGAACATCATCAGGTAGCGATAGTGTTATATCAGCAGACTCACTACCACTTCCTGATACTGAAATCTTATTTGCTGTACCTGTAATTGTTTGCACATAGTTGCCTGTAGTATCAGTTCCAAGTGTTACTGAGTTAGAATCTACACTTGATGCTTGTATTCCTAATGCATCAACAAATGCTTTAGTAACTCTTGTATCAATAGCTGAGTTAGCTCTTGCATCTGTATAGTAAAGATTAGTAGAACCTTCGCTTAAATCATCGGTATCTTTGTTGTTAAATGCAGAATCAAATCTTGCTGTTGTGTAATATAAATTTGTGCCTTCTGCTAAATCAGATGTAGACTTAGTTGCAAGTCTTGTATCAAATGCTGAATTAACTCTAGCTGTTGTGTAATAAAGATTAGTACCTTCACTTAAATCACCTGTATCTTTAGTAGCTAATCTTGTATCAAAATCTGTATTTGCTCTTGTAGATGTATAGTAAAGATTCGTTGATCCTTCACTAAGATCATCAGTGTCTTTATTTCCAAATGCTGTATCAAATCGTGCTTGCGTATAATATAAATTTGTATTTTCAACAACTATAGAAGTATCAAGTGTTGATGTAACTGCTTGATTAGAACCATTACCTATAAATATTTTGCCATTATCTAGGTTAGGAGTAGCGTTGCTTCTTCCAGCACCACCTACTTTAATTGATCCAGCACTTGCATGACTTCTAATTACTTTACCTATGTTTTGTATTTGACTGGATTCGCCTGTTGGAGCTGTAGTTGTATAAGCACCTGCTGTTGTAGATACATAAAGTATTTGACCTTCTGATACTCCTGAAGTATCTAATTCTTCAATAGTACCAAAAGTAACTACTTGTAATGCAGCATTATCATTAGCATCAGATAAAGCTAATCCAAAAGCAGGCATTTTAGAAGCATCATCAGCTTTAGCTTGACCAACTGTTGGCACATCACCTGATACGCCTGATATATAAACTACGTCACCTTTTGATAAAGCACCATCAGCTTTAGCATTGAATCTTATACCACCTTCTAAATCACCAATAAATTCTTCTGAAGCTGTAATAATATTAAAAGTAACATTATCAGTAGTAGCTACAGCTTGTCCTATAGCAATACTAGGAGTAGAACCTTCACCAGTTCCACCTGTTACTGTTACACCAGTTCCACCTGACATAGATTCAACATAATCACCAGTAGTATCAGTACCTAAAGTAATTGAGTTAATTTGAACAACTGTATCTATATCTATGTTGGCACTACCATCAAAAGAAGCTGAACCTACAACATCTCCTGATAAAGATATAGTTCTTGCTGTACTTAGAGTATCAGCAGAATCAGCATTACCTGTTAAGTCTCCAGTTACATTACCAGTAACATTACCTGTTACATTACCAACGACATCTCCTGTTAAGTCACCTGTAAATGTATTTGATGCAGTAATACTAACACCTGTAGTAATCCAAGCATTATCAGCAGCGTTTCTGATCTTTAATACGCTGTTAGCTGTATCTACCCATAATTGATGAGCAAATGTAGTTGTTGGTTCAGTTGCTCCACTATTGACTGTTGCAATAGCTAAAAGAGCATTGTTTAAGTCTGCTCTAAAATCTGCACCTGACTGGTTTGCTATGTTGTAATCGTGTTGTGCCATAATAAAATCCTATTTTATATATCTTAAATCATTCAGGGATAGTTGGAAATATAACATCAGCAATATTATTGACTGACTGATGTGTAGATGGTAAATCCCTTAATGATTGTCTATATGTTGCCCATTCTTGTTTTTTAGAATCAGATAAAGGACAGTCATTTACTTGAGTCCAATCTGATTGTTTTAGTAATTCGTTTCTTTTGTTTCTTAATATCTCTAGTGTATTATCAGTTCTAATTACTGCTTCTCCATTAACTATCTTATATTCGTTAGGTTGATAATCACCTTGAATAATTCCTTGCCCATCTAATAAACCCACTTCATTTATTTCTGCAACTGTAGTAGTTGAATGTTCTATCTCACCAGTTTCTAAATTGTATATAGTAAAAGTATTCATTATTGTGTGTTATCCATCATTACATTAAGTGAAAGCTGAGTATGATTGTAAGCTCCTGAAAAATATACTCTCCAATAAACAGTTGATTGTGTATTTGATAAAGTAGTTATTTGTCCTGTATAAACATAAGTGTATCCTCTATAAGTTCCAGCACTCCAAGAGATATTGGTATTACCATTTGCATTAACCCAAGTAGAATTATTTAAAGAATATTGAACCCTACCACCACTTACATCACCAAGAACTCCTGAGAAGATAGCAACATAAGTGGCATTGTTTCTAATTTGTGTAACTGTTACTGGAATAAAAGAAGCATTACTTCCTGTATATTCTGATGTTCTTTGTACATACGCTTGACCATCTCTTGATAAAGGTACAAAAGTTTCAGTTGTTAAATGACTCTTAATATCTGTACTGACATCATCAAAATGTTTTACGTTTAAAGTATTTGTGTTAATTCTTGCTGAATCTAATTGGTCAGCAGTAATCTTAGTTGCTGATATGCTATCAACTTTATCATTAGTAACAGCATCATCTTTTATTTGTGTTGTATCTACTCCACCTGATTTAATAATTAGATTACCACTACCATCAGTATCAATGGTGACGTTATCTATTTGTATTCTATTTGCATTTAAAGTTCCTGTAGAAACATTGTCTGCATTTATATTAGTAACATTTACAACTGAAGCATTGATAGTTCCAGTGGTAATAACATTACCTGATATAGAAGTTACATTTGAATTAACCTGAGTACCATCAATAAAAGATTCATCATTTGTTAAAGAAGATATATTATCTCCACTAACAATAATGCTTCCTGCTGTTATAACTCCTGATACATCTATTCTTGCTGCTGCTACAGTTCCAGTAGTAATAGCACCACCTGATATTGAAGTTACATTTGAATTAACTTGCGTACCATCAATAAAGTTTTCGTTATTAGTTAGAGTAGATATATTGTCACCTTGAACAACAATATTACCAGCAGTAATAATAGTTGAAGCTGATACTGCTCCTGTAGCTCCTGCAACTGATTGTACTGGTGCTGCTGAAGCTGCTCCTGATGCATCAACATAACTTGCATCATTAGTTAAATCAGAAACATTATCTCCATTTACTATAATGCTACCTGTAGATATGATGTCATTAACATTTAATCTAGCAGTAGCTAAAGTACCTGAAGTTATATTATCTGCATCTAAATTAGTAACTGTTATCTGACTAGCATCAATCGTTCCTGCTGTAATTTTGTTTGCAGATAATGAATTAATCTTTGCATCAGTAACAGCGTTATCTACAATCTTATCAGTAACAATAGCATCGTCTTGTATATCAACTGTTTTAGTAGGAGCATCACCAATAGTAAATGTTAGAGTAGCTGGAGATGATTCTGATCCTAATGTATTAAGTGAACTTACACTAGCTACATAATTAGAAGCAGTAGGTACAAAGTTTAGATCACAATTCTCTACATCTACTATTCTATTTAAAACCTGATTGCTAGAACTATCCACAACATTAACTCTATATTGATAATCAGGAAAATCTGTTGGCTCATTCCAAGATAAAAATGGTCTACCTGTAGAACTAGAATCAGTATCAGTAAATGATAAACCTGTTGGAGCTTTAACTGCATAAGCAGAAGGTAAGTTAGCCAATTCTTCTACTGGTTCTTGAGGTGGTACTTCCCATGTATAAACATCAAAATATTCTATTAAGCTAACTGCGACTAAACCATCAGATTGCAATTCTAATGCTTCTACTCTACAAACTTTGCCTGAGAATCCCAAGCCTGCATAAGTTAAATCTACTATATCTCCTACATTTAATTTATACATCTCAGGAGTTCCTAAGAACTGCATAGTTGTTTGATTCCTACTTCTAGTTAATATTGCTTTACCCATGTTATAAGCAATATATGGATCAGTTATATAAGGAAACTCTGCTTTAATCTCTAATATTTCATCATTATCATCTGAGTAATATTCAGGACTAGCATCATGTAAAACTGTAGCTGTATCTAATTCGTATTTTTTATTAGCATTAAAAAATTCAACTATAACCTTGTTTGCTTTTTTATCTTTGTTTCCATAGTCAACTGAAATACCAGCATCAGCAATAATATGATTATCATTAATACTAAATGTAGAAGTGCCCGTATCTTCTATTGATAATTCATATTGACCATTAATATAAAGAAAGATACCTCTCATATTGCTAAGAAGTTCTTTAGCATTTTCCATTACATTTTTATTTGCATCTAAATAACCATTACAGTGAAATCTTCTAACTTTTAGTAATGAAGTACCATTTTGTGCAGAATAACTGCTACTAAAATATCCATTTATAAAAACAATAAATTCTTGAGTAGAATCAAAATATTGCGTTCTTTGTATTTCTTTTATTTCTACTTCATCTAATACGCCATTACCATTACCATCATATAAATCTAAAAGCTCACCTATTTTGTTTTGCCACCAAGCAGCATTTGCACCTGTACCTGAAATAGTAAAAAAATCATCCCCACTATTAGCAGACCAAGTTAAAGATTGTGCTGAACCATTAAAATATGGCTGATCAACTTGCGTATCACAAACATTAGCAGCAGAGCTAAAGGTTGACATATTTATTTGTGATGAAGTTAAACCTTTACCATATTCATTATTAGTAATGTAATCTAAGAAAACTAAAGCTGGATTATCAGAATGTTTGTAAGTAGTTGGAGTACCAAATTGCTGATTTGTGTCTCTTGGGTCATAAATTCTTTTACCTTTAACTTGAACTGTTAATTGAGGTATTCCTGAAAACATACCTTCTTTATCGTATTTATAATGTGCTGCTATATAACAAACACCATCTAGTCTATGTGATGAAGTCCAGTTAGGCATAGATGCAACAAGCATAGGGTCTGCTGTTTGTGATGCAGTACCATGATGAAGATTTAAAGTGATTCTATATCTTGCGTTTTGATTGGTACCAAACTGTCCTGCTCCAGCACTTACAGTAGAACCAACTTGAGATACTGTATTTAAAGGTCTATGACCACTATAACCAGTTTGATTATTTCTATCTGAACCAACATAACATCCATACTTAAACCTATTAGGATTAGTTATAGGATTTCCATCTAATTCAATAGTTCTATAAAGAATCTCATCACATTCACCAACTGATAAAGCATAAACTACAAATAAATGTCTTGAATCATTATTGGATACATCCATGTAAACAATTTGAGCTCCAACTCTTCTTGTTCCATAAACGACAGGCATTTTGCCACCAGCAGCTACTTTATTAGCTAATATAGCTTGAGATTGAGCAAGCATATCTTGAGCCTGCCTATATCCTTTAACACCTACTGCAAGAGTTGCTATAGTAACAGCAGCATCTATATAGGCTTTATACTTTACATAAAAAGAGCCAACTGTTTTAAAAAAGCCAACTATTGCTTGCCAAACCATTAGACACCCCACCTAACATCTGCTTTAACTTGCGTTGCAAATTCAAAACCTTTATCGCCTGAGCTAAATGTTTGCTGCGATTCGTCAGAAAAATGCCTACCTTTAGTTAAATTCCAGTTTGCCCAATGAGATGCAACAGTCATAGTTAATGTTGAATCGTCTTTAGTTTCTGATATAGCTACATTTCTTATTTGACCTGTAAAGAAATTTATTGCACCTACAATAGTTTCATCAGAATTAAAATAAGCTATATAGACTTCTACTGTTTTATCTGTAAATGCACCATCTTGAACTAAAGACCTAACTTGGTCAGTTATATTAGAAAATCCTATATTTATTTCATCTACTTGTAATTGACCTGTTTCAGTTGTTGAATTAACTGACAGAAAAGAACCACCAGCTTCATATAAATTTGCATCATATGTAACATTAGAATACCAATCAGTTAATCTGATAGTGGATGATAAGTTAAGCTCAACCAAGAAAGCTGTCTTAGTTGCTGTTGATGATACTTGAGTTTGTAAAGCAGTAGATAAACTTCTAGGCATTAGGCTATAACCTCTCTAACATCAAATGAAATACTATAAAAACCACTAGCATCTGTTGAATACATAATTTCATTGTTTTCAAGATAAACAGTAAAACTAGGTTTATTTACAGTAACAGCTTCATTATCTGCTAGAGATGCTACTAGGTTAGGTGATATAAGAACAGTTAATGCACCACCGATATCAGAATCAATATCTGATTGCACCATATAAACTTTACTATGATTAGCAAACTTAATTAGATCACCTGCTTTTAATGCACCTGTTTGACTAGCAGAAAATCCATCTAAAGCAATAGAAGCATCTCCTGATGTATGTGCTCCAACTACTTGAATATCTGTTTCTGCTTTGCCTGCACCTAAATTATCTAGTGGTGCAACTATAGTAAAGTCCTCAAAAGAACCTTTTTGTTTTTGTAAAAATGCAAATACTTCTTGAGCCTTTTCTTGTTGTAAAGGTGGCATTTGCACTGTAAAAGAAAAATATTGACTACCTATTTGTCTGACTTGTTTTCTACCTGATAAAGTCTGATTTAATAAAGTAGGTCTATTATCTTTGAAATTTATACTTCTAAAATTAGGAGATGTTGGAAATTGTCCTGACATTATACGACTCCCATTTTGCCTTGATTATTCATGGCATTGTTTATGATTGATGTTATCAATCCTTTTCTTGATGCTAATAACTGATCAAATCCAGCAGCATCTACTGTTGATATGTTAAAGTTTACTGTAGGTGCTGATTGAATAGCTTGTCCTTTAGTGTGATCTATAACAGTTTCATTAGGATGTAGTATTGCAGGAAATCCACCTCTTCCATCTACACCACCTGCTCTTGCACCCATTCCTGTATAGCCACCACCCTCTGCTGAAAATAAATCGCCAAAACCTTCAAAGAAAGATGATGCAGCACCAGTTATTCTTTTTATAACTAATTCTTGTATAGCAATTCTTAAAAGTTGTTCAACAACATAATCAGCGAATTCTTTAAAAGATAACTTACCAGCTTTTAAAGAATTAACGATTGAATCTTCAAACTTTTTCATTGATCCAACTGCTGCTTTACCAAGATTTTCTTCTGTTACACCTAATTCTTGATTAAATGTTACTAATGCAGGTAGCATTTTATTTTCAACATTATCTTTTACTGTATCACCAACATCATCAATAGGTGGTTTTACAGCCAAGATTCTTAATTTAAGATCATAAAATGTATTTTCTAATTTACCTATATCAGCTATTGGTTCACCAAAACCAAATGTTGAAATAGCTTTTAAAGCATTGGCAACTTCTGCTATTGTTATTACTACTGTCTTTAAAGCATCAACTAATGTTATTGCTATCTCTCTACCTAAAACCTTAAATCCACCATTTTCCATAGCAGCACTTTTAAGCACTGTACTAAGCTCAGTAGCTATATCTTGCAATACTGGTAAGAAAGCTGAAATAGTATATTGTACAAACCCTGTTATCTGTCTTTTAACAACATTAATTTGATCAGCAAATTTTTCAGTGTTAGCAACTGTTTCAGAATCAAGAATAAATCCTAAACTTTGTGCTTGTCTTGCATAATCCTCTAAACCCTTTCTACCATTTTTTAAAGTATTAACTAAAGCTGCACCTTCTGAATCAAAGAATTTAAAAGATAATCTTAATTGTTCAGATGAGCTTTCAGTATTCATAATACCATCAGCTACATCACCTAAGATGTCTCTAGTTGATCTCAGATTTCCATTACTATCTTTAAGCTGTATACCTAAATCTTTTAAAGCACCTTTAGCTTCACCAGTACCTTTAGCTGCTTCACCAACCCTTCTTATAAACCTTTGAAGAGCCATATCTAAAGTTCTTTGCTCAATACCTGTTTGTTCTGCTGCAAATCTCATTTCTTGCAACAGCTCAACATTTACACCTAGCTTACTAGCTGTTTTTCCAAGTCTATCAATAGCTTCAATATTTCTTTGTGTGAATACAGCTAGAGCTGCTGCTGATGCTGTTGCTGCTAATCCTATTTTAGCAATACCAACACCTGCAGTTTTTGCAGTACCACCAACTGTTTTTAGACCTTTGCTAACTCTATCAAAAGCTGCTTTAGTTTTATCTATTGCAGTTAGTTCGTATTGTATTCTTTTTTTAGCCATTCCTTTGTTTCTCTTGTGCTAACTCTAAGTAAGCTATCCATCCTTGATATTCTTGGACACTAATTTGTTGAAGCTCTTGTAAGGTTTTACCAAGTTTTTCAGCAAGTGCATACTGCAAATATAAATTAGTATCCTTTATTAGTTTTTTTTCGTTTCCTCAATAGGTTCTTGACCCATAATCTGAGTCGCTACGCTAACTAATATCTCTCTATCAACGTGATTCAATAAAGCATTTTTGTCTGCTAAATCAAATAGTTTATCTCCATTTTCATCTAGTGCTTTGTAAATAAGAACATAAGCCATCATTGTTAGATCATCTTCTTTACTCATCTTATAGAGTTTAGAGGTTTCAGCTAACGTTAATGGCTTACTATATATTTTAAGAGGTTTATTCTCATCACCCCATTCAGGCACTTCGATTACTTTTACATCTTGCTCTGCAAAATGCTTTTTTGCGTTATCTATTGCTTTCATGTTCTTATACTGTTGATTCAGTTAATGCACCAGTTCCTTGAACTGAAATACTAGCTTCAACCAATCCATCAAATGATGCACTTCTAGTTACACCAGTCACAATTGCTGAACCACTGTAATAAGTATCACCTGATGTATCACCTTCAGGATAAACATTAAGAGTTACCTCTGATCCAATGCTTAAAGCACCTTGACCTGAAGTATCAGTCTCATCCCAAAATACATCTAAACTTCCTGAGAAAGAAGTCAATGATGGTTTATAAGTTCTTGCAGAATCACCCATTGATGTATCTTCTAAAGTATCAGCAGTTTCATCAATGTTATAAGATCTTATTTCAGCTACAGCATTAGAACCGACTTTTATAGTTCCTTCACTTCCCTTATGTGTTGCCATTTTCTACCTCGTCTTTCGACTTTTTCTTAGAAGAAGATTTAATTTTATCTTGCGAATGGACTGCTTCCTCTTTCCAGCCCTTATTCAATAAAGACTCAACCTTAGAAGGATGAGCTTCTATAGAAACTTTGCCATCAGGACTAATCATTTTCATAATTGTCTCCTATACTGCTACGTCAGGATTAGTTTCCTGAACATAGTAATTTGCTAAGAAGGTTAAACTCACATATCCAAGTGGTTTCTCACCTTCACCATTAAACTCTATTTCTGTTGATTCTAAATAGCAGTCTTTAGCTAATCCATCTAAAGTTCTATCTGTTGCTATTGCTTCTTCAACTTCTTTTGATATTGTATCAATAGTATCATCAAAGTCACTAGTAGCTTTTGCATATCCTTCTACTACTACTGACAATTCTCTACTCATAACTCTATCAGCACCTATCACTATAGGTTCAGATGTTTCTGACTTAGTATAGATAACTAATGCTGGTACTGTTTCTAATGGGTAAACCCTTGACTCATAGACTCTTGATCCAGTTGTTGTTAAACCGGTTAAAGTAGTACCAAACTTTTCTCTGATTTGTTGTCTAACGTGATTTGCCATTATATTTCCTCTAACATTAATGCACTAAAACCTGTTCTATCTGCTTGTATATTAACAACAGTATAGCTTTGTGCTGCTTTGAGTATATTACCATTTGTATCTTTAATTGCAGATACATCTAATCTATTTCCAAATGCAATATTTGGTACATCTATAGTTCTGCAATAAGCTATTGGTTTTAATGCTTCTACACCAATCCCCTCTTCTTGTTCTACATATTCATTATTTAAAATAATATTAATTGTTGTAGAAGTACCTGAATTTGTATAAACAGCAGAAACTCCATGACCAAAATTAATATCTAAATATCCAGCCATATCTAATTCAGTTTCTAATCTAAATTGCGACATTATTCTTCCTCTAACACTAAAGAAACCAAACCTGTATTGTCAGGCTCTACACTTCTCACAGTAAATGATGTTTGTGGTTTTAAAACATTACCTTGATCAGTTGTTATTGCATCAACAATTAATCTATCTTCTTGAGATATATAAGGTACATCAGATGCTTTTACTATTGCTCTTGGTTGATAACCAGCTACAGGAACAGTGCCACCTTCTATATTTAGATATTCTTGATCTATTATGATATTAATGTTTTTAGAAAATCCTGAATCAATATCAAAAAGAGTATCTATCAATGGGAAGTCATCCCATAAAGATTGTTGGACTTCAAAGAAAGTGGCAGTAACACCATGACCTGTTGTGGTATCAACATAGGCGTTAAAATCTAATGCACTCTCTAAAGGCATGATTTATTTTTTAGCTCTAGTCTTAGGAGCTTTAACTTTTGAAGTTTCTAAACCTACGCTTCTATCTTCTTTTTTAGCTTTAGGTTTAGCTACATGAATTTCAGCTTTACCATATCCACATAAAGCATGACCTTCATGTTCAGGTAGTTCAACTATATCGCCAGCATGAACTTTAGAACCACCAGCCATTGTATCTGTTAATATTTTATATTTTTTCATATTTAAGTTGGGGGTATTGCTACCCCCATTCCATTTAAGCATCAGCTAATTAGTCGCTTGATTTACAGAAAGATACTGCATGTCTTACAGCAACATCAACAGTTTGTAGAGCAACAATTCTTACTCCACCTGAAGTTGATAATGCATAAGGGTCAACAGTAATATCTAGTCCACCATACATACCAATTAATAAGTCTGCAAAGTTACCAAAGTAGAAATCACCACTTGTTACTTGATTACTTCTAACAACATTATAACCATTCATAGTGTTATCAGGAGAAACAACAAACTGAGCAGTACCAGTAGCCTTTTCAGTTGTTTTTAAAGTACCAAAGTCAGCAGGTCTACAGATGTAAGCTAAAGAACCAGTTAAAGCATTGTCGTTAGCAACAGCACTTTCCATCGCCACGACTTCGCTCCACGTTGGGTTAGCAGCAGCAAATGTAGTTGTGTTAATACCTGAAGTATTAGCAATACCTGTTGGTTGTCCACTTGAACCTGAACCAGCTAAAGCACCTAAATCAATAGCAGTAGCTATAGATTTTGTTAGGTCATCTCTGATTAAGTTCTCAACATCTAATGATGATTGTTGTAATAAGAGTCTTGTTGCATCAGTGAAAGCACCGATTACTTTAGGAGACATTGTTACTGAACCTGAAGTAAATTCTGATTCAGAAGCAGCAGTTCCTTCTGTAGCAATCCAGCCAGCAGATGAAGCAGCAGTTTTCTTAGGAATTACAACATTACCTTGTAATCCTCTAAGCATTGTTGCACCAGCTTGCATTACGCTAGATTCATTTCTTAATACATCAATAAAATCTCCACCTCTGTAATCTTCACTTATTAGTGTTGAATCATCAGATGAATTGATGTCTCTTTTGCCCCAAGTTCTTAGGACTTCAGCAGGTAACATGATACCTTGAGCATCTTTACCATACTGTCTTGCAGCTTCAGCAGAACATTCAAATTCAAATTCTGCATCTCTTTGTGCTTGTCTGTCAGATGGGTTAGCCATAGCTCTAATAGCTTTTACTAGACTGAACTCTCTAACTTCTTCTTTAGTCATGCCAATTTCTGAAGGAGTTTCTAAAGGAGTATTGTTAGAAATGTTTTCTAATAAAATTCCTCTAAATTCTGCAACAGAGATACCATCACTAATTGCTTTATCAGCTAAATCTCTTTTGTTGTGCTTAACAGCTAAATCTATGATTTCTTTTGAATTTCTTTTGAATTCAGCTTTAGCATCTTCAACAGTTTGAGCTCTAACTTCGTCAAGATTAATATCTTGTTTCTTTTCGTTTTCCATTAGTTTTACCTCAATGTTATTATTTTGTTTATCTTTACTACGACCAACACCTACGAGCCTTGACTGGTCAGCAGGAACACTTACAGAAGATACTTCCATAGGAGTCCATTGAGCTTTGTAGTAAGTCTCATTGTCTTGTTCATAGCGTTCTAGTTTATCGATTCGATATCCGACTGATATATTCATGCGTATACCATCTTTTACGTCTTCAAATACTTCACGAGCTAAAGCAGATTTTCCAAATCTAACTACAGCAGTTGTCCTTTTTGCTGTCTCATCTAATTTGAATTCTTCAATTACTCCTATCTGTTTGGTCATATCATGATCCAAAAGTAAAGGAGCTCTTCCTGAATTTATAAACTCCATGTTTATATCTCCAGCAGAATGTCCTAGCACTTCCATGCCAAAACTTCTTTCAACAGGTTCTTCAGAAGAAACACCTACACGAACCATTCTTTTGTCCTCATCAAGATAAGAATGTTTAGATAGATCAATAGTTCTATATTTCATAGGCATATCAATTACCTTTCTTTCCTCATCTGATTCAGACATAGAAACTTCGTCAGTCATTTCTACTTCTTCACCTTCATGTTCTACATCCTCATGCTTTGCAAATTCAACGATAACTTTATCATCAGTTTCACTCACATTAAGGATATGTCTATCTTCTTTATTCATAGCTTTCTCCTCTTTATTTTTAGTTGATAAAGGATGTCCTTCAGGTAGTAGGTCTGTATCATGTTTGCCACTTCTGAACTTACCATTTCTTAAAGCAAATAAGAAACTGTTAATTCTAGCAGCTGCCCATTGTTCAGGACTACTCACTGTTGGTCTGACTGAAGCTGGATTAGTTTTATATGCACCAATCCCTCTTTCATAAACTTTTGATAGTGTTGATACGTTAGTTCTTTTTGACTTAACATCACCAACTTCTTCATTATGTTCTTCTACTTTATTCTTAATCATCTCAAGAGCCTTACCTGATACTGCTCTTTCTTCTTCGTTTTTCATTTGGTTCACTTTTGTTTCTGACCATTTATAGCCAGCATCACCACCCCATAATGCCCAAGCTATTCTGCCATTAGAAGGATAGCCTTCTTCACCAGCATTAAAACCTTCTGCTTTCTTATCTACTTCATGTCTTGAGAAGAAACTAAACATTCTTTTGATAGTTTCATCAGATAAGTTTTCACCAGCTACTATTTGTCTTGCTCTAACAGCACCAACTCTAGTACCACCACGACCAAACTCTTCTCTCCAGTCTAAACCTTTTTGAGCTTCGACTTTCATTCCTTCAGTTGGTCTAGCCATCGTCTTCCTCTTCCCCACCCTGTATTTTTGCTTCTACAGGTAATTTTTGACCAAACGGTTGATAGGCTAATTCAATATCATATTGTTTAGCTAGTTCTATTTCTTTTTGATGTTGCTCAAATAACTCTTCAGTATCTCTACCATAAGAAGCAGAAATATCAGAATAGGTAAGTGTTCCATTTTGTAAACCTATTACATTAGCTTGCATTTCTTTTAAAGGATCAATCCAAGCAAAACTTCTTGGAATGTAATTTACTGATCTAGCAAACTTATCAAACTTACCCATTGGTAAATTAATATATCCAGTTGATATAGCCATCTCTAACCAAGATTGAAATACTGGATTTACAAAATGCTCAATTACGAACTGTTGATATATCTGATACATACTTCTATCCTCTAAAGCACCTTGTCTTATTGAAGAATAATTAACTGAAGTTAAATCATTAGATAATGAATGATAAGAGATATTTAAACCTGATGCGATACTTCTTAAAACACTAGTTGTAAAAGAATCAAAAGCAGATGTTGGATGGGTAGGATCAAATGCTTTAAAGTCCATACCACTAGGTAATTGTTCAAATACACCAGCTTGAGCATTCATTGTAGGATTAAATGTGTCCTCATATTCACCATCACCAACATATCCATCACCATCAGGTGAAGTAAAAAAACCCATTTTAGATGCACCAACTCTAGCTGCAACTATTTCTGCTTCTAAATAACCATTTAACATCTTCACATTAGCCATAGCTGTAGCAACCAAAGAAACACCTCTAGTTTGTTCTGCTCTAGTAGGTAGGTAAGCATGGATAATCTCATCAGCAGGTACTCTAATGTGTTGTGCTTGACTTAAATAAACTCTATCGTATGGATGGTCTTTATATAAATGATAAGCAACTGGTCTGTCATACTTATCTACTTCAACACCCATCTTGATTTTATTGCCAGTAGCTTTATAAATATCATTTTTATTTTCATCTAAATGATCTGCTTCTAAAAACTGTAACTGAAAACCAAAAGGCGAATTGCTGTCTTTTATTTTCCTGATTAATACTTCACCATCTCTACATAGTGATTCAACAAATATTTTCTGACAATCTAAGAATGATAATCTACCATTAGTTGTACAACTTCCGACTTGACCCCATTCTCTCCAAGCACGTTCAATGAGCAGGTTAGCTCCAATGTCTAAAGAACCATTATCGTTCCTAGCCTTAGAGCTAACTCTTATGCCATGCTTACCGATAACATTAGATACCATCAGGTTTAAGTATCTAGCAATATAGCTATCGTTTCTTGCTAATTCTCTTGCTCTATCTCTTAGAATTCTTATGTTATCTTTTATTTCAGCATCAGCACTTGTAGATGTAGTAACAAAATCTGCAAACAATCTTCCAGTATTAGCTCCTGTATAGCTTCTTCTATATGCTTGTCTTTTCTTTTTCTTAGGTTCGTTAATACCTAATATTCTGTTATACCATGCCATTATGTGTAACTCTTAGGTGTTGAACCAGCAACTTTACCAAAATTAACTTTGATAGTGTTTCCTGATCCACGTTTATTTTTAATTCTTTGTATTTTAACTTCTTTAAGATATTCAGCTTTATATCTATCTCTAAAAGTTAATAATTCATCTATAGACATTCTTGATAATGATCTACCAGCTATAGACATAGATGATTGGTCAATATTTGCTCTATTCTCAATAACTGCTTCAATGCTATCTAAAACAATCTTTGCATGACTTCTAACTGAAGCAGATGTAGTTGCATAATTATCCTGAACCTCTACAAAACCTTCTTCTAGTTTGACTCTTGCAGAATCAGAAGTTCTAGTTATATAAGAAACCCAATTGTAATTACCTTTATTGTAAGAAGATGTATTAGTAGCTTCGATCAAGTAAGTGTCACCTGACTCAGTTGCAGTTAATGTGAAGTTAGAAGCAGTGCTTCCATCTACAAGATTAAATTCATAAGATAATGAATAATCTGCTACTGGATAATCGTTAGCTAAATCTTCTCTTTTCCATGCCCAATAATCTCCCAACTGAAGTTCAGTAGGAACTTGGGATGGATAATTTGTTGAATCAAATTTGTTGCTCAAGCAAAAACCTCATAAATGTTTTAGATATATCTACATCTAACACTAATGTGCAACAGGTTATTGTCAATATTAAAACTTAACTTTCTTTATTTCCAAGAAGTAGCGAAATTACCTCTATTTATACCTCTTTGTGGTCTATTTTGTGGTTTTTCTCTTGGTTTTGACTCTCTTGTAAGTATTTTATTTTCAATAGAATCATAATTAGGATTCAAGATATAAATAGCAGCAAAGTTATAAACCAGTGTATCTAGTGCTTCGTTTCTTGGTCTAACTTGCTTCCAAACCAGTGACTTTCTACCTCTCACAAACTTTGTGATTCTTTTTTCTGCTGTAAGCTGCTTAAAGTATTCTTCATCAAGATCAGAGCAGAAGTGCAAAGTAGTAGATTCAGGTTCAGCAGATAATCTAGCAAAGATAGCTTCTTTAGCACTATCAGAACCAACACCATAAAGAACAGCTTTATTCTTACCAACAAATGTAGGTCTATTAGCTATTGGTTTGCCAGCTTGAGATAAACCTTTGATTGCAAATATTCTTCTAGCTTGTCGTGGTTTAGTAAATTGATAAACCATATTAGTATGATGACCACCTGAGTCAATCGTGCAACATGATATAGGTATTAATCTTTCTGATTCAGTTTTAAATCTTTTCTTTAAGTAAGCATCTAAATCATTCCAAACATTCATAGCATTTGGATCACCCCATAATATCTTGTAATCACAAACCCATGCTTCATAGTTCTTACCCCAACCAACTAGCTGTAATTCTAATCTGTCTTTTTGTGTATCAACACCAGCAGTTAAAACCAAAACATCTTCAGGTATAGTTGTGTAATCATAATTCAATCTACGTTCTAGTAATGTTTCGTATTCAACAGCTTCACCTTGTTCTTCCCAAGATTCACCAAGAGCAGTATTGATCCAAGTCTTTAACATCTCAGGATTCTTTTTAGCTTCAAGAAATGATTTAGCCATATCAGCCCAAGTAGACCAAACTGAATATAATTCTGATATATGGAATCCTGCTGTATCTGATTTAGGTGCTGATGCAATCCATTCACCATGTTTTAACATCCATTGTTTTTTAGACTCATCTATAACTGAACCACAATGTTCGCAAGCATAAGAAGCTGTCTCAGGTTGATCTTCATCCCAAACTACATTCTTCCATTTAAGAACTTGGCTCTCATTACATTCAGGACAAGGAACATGGTAGTAGCGTTTATCTGATTCTTCAAAAGCAGTTTCTATTCTTGATAGTCCTTTTATTGTAGGAGTAGAACACATATAAATCTTTTTATTCCAAAAGGTAGTTGTTCTTTTAGTTGCAAGAGATATTGGGTCACCTTCTGCTCCTGCTGATTGCTCATATCTATCAACCTCATCAGCTAATACAATTCTAATCGGTCTTGATGCTAGTCCTGATGCAGAATTAGAACCAACGATGTTTAGATTACCACCTGCAAACTTCTTAGATAAAACTGTATTACCACTATCTCTGCTTCTTGGGTCTTTTACACAATCTCTTATCTTCTCTGAATCTCTAATCATAGTAGCAAGTCTGTCTTTACTAAATGCTTGAGCCATTTGTAGAGTTGGTTGCATTATTAGCATTGGAGCTGGGTCTTGATCTATGTAGTAACCAATTACATTTAAAAGAATTTCAGTAGCACCTACTTGAGCAGACTTCATAAATACTATTCTTTGGATATCAGGATCATTAAATGAATCCATTATCTCTCTTTGATAAGGTGCTCTATCAGTTCTCCATGCTCCTGCTTCTGCTGAAGATTCAGGAGATAATCGCCTGTAGTTATCTGACCAGTCGCTAATCTTCAGATTGGGTGGTGGAGTCCATGTCTGATTCGTCTCCTGTATCACCTTTTCTATATTTTTGAGGTATTCCATTTTGAGCTAACTCGTTTAGTGCTTCATGCACTTGTTCTTTTATTATTAATTCTGCTTCTGCATACTTATCAACAGTTATAACCTGATGTGCAACTCTTGAAGGTAGTCCTAATAGCTTTGCTCTTGCATTAGCCACATAATCAACCCAAGTATCTTCTACTAATTGTGCTGGTATTAGGTTTCCTTCTAGTTCTTCTACTTCTAACTCTGCTTTTCTAGCTTGAGCTGCAGTAAGTTTAGTTTTTTCTTCTGCAATATCACCTGATCCACTTCTTTTGTGATAACCACCTAGTTTTCTAAGGTAGGAGATGTATGCAACTCTGCAAACGTCTATATTTAAAGGACTTCTACCCTGTTTTGAGGGCAGTATCCCATCTCTAATGAGTTCTGAGACTCTTTTGACTGATAAATCCAAATGGTCTGCAACTTCTCTTTGTGTAGCCATACAGTGCGTTTATTACCCTATTAGATTTTGACTGTCGCTAAAAAAAAACTGTGGTCGCGAATAACCCACGTTGAATGCTGTAGAAGAACCTATCATTTAGCACTCCTTAGTGCTTGAGCAAATTTTTCTGCAAAGTTCTTATCAAAGTTAGCTGCAACAAATTTATCAGCGATCACATAGAATGGAAACTTAGGTTCATAAGCAGCAGTCTTTGTAAATCCTATAATGAGCTTTAGCCTATTGTCTTTCTTCTGTCTTTCCCAAACACCATCAATACCTTTTACAGTTCCAAAGAATTGAGTATTCTTTTTAATTAGTCCAGTTCTTTTACCTATAATGTTTCCATACTTGTTTAGTCTAGCATTAGGTTTGTACGGAATAGGTATATTCTTGCCAGTTGATCTAATACCACCATCTATTTGATATTGTAAATATTCTTCTACTTGTTGCTTTATAAACAACATACCTTTTAGTTTTGTTTTCTTAGCTGTCTGCACTAAGAAACCTTTTTGAGTAAATGGAGTAGGTCTATCTAACTTCTTAACAGTCTGCTTCATCATCTCTTTTCTAAGCTGAAACAATGTTTTGTTAATTGCACTAGATGTTGCAAATGGTATTTGTTTTCTTTGAACATTAGTAGTCCACTTTGTTACTTCATCTATATTGCTTTTGACTGATACTCTCATCCTTTTCTCCAATGTGATTGTGTTTGAAACTTAAGACCTAATGCTTTAGCTTTTCTTCTGATAGTAGATGGATGCACGTCATAAGTCATAGCAATATCATGTGATGATTTACCTTCCTTAATCTTTTGTTCTAATTTTTGTTTATCTATCTTCATAAGTTCTCGTAATGTTCTATTAACTTATTAATATACCAAACAGACTTCTGTAAGTCTTGTATATTGGCATCTTTGTATTTGTGGCGATGCAAGTATTTAATTGCATTACCTTCAAGATAAGCAGGGAATTCACTACCTAATTGTTGTTTGATGTAGTCAATACATTCTAATCCACCTTTAGCATTGTTATAATGTAATGGATGGTTTACTGGATCATTCATTATTTTTTACTCCACTTGCATTGATAACCAATTAAATAAGATAGAGCTAATATCAAATCTGATCTATCCTTTTCCTCTAACCAAGTCTTCTTAGATATGTGATTAATTTGCACCCATAGTTCTTCTGCTGTTGTGCATCTTTCTAAATCAAACTCATACATCCACCTTTTATTTTTAATTAATTCTAAAGATTGATATTCATCATTCAGAACCCAATCACCCCAAGATGATTTTTTTTCTCTTTGTTTATATTTATCTTCCATTTCTTTTAATGTTATAAGACTCATGTATTTCTCCTTTTTATTTCATTTTTACATTTTTGTATAACCTTTTTCTTAGAACTAGGTGATTCAATGTAATCATTTAGTTCTTTAAGTGTCATACACTTTAGATAATAATGCTCAGTAGTTATCTTACCTGTAGCTCTATCTCTAATCTTTGCACTTGGTTTTAGTTTTATTGGCATCCTTCTTCTCCTTCTTAAATATCTTATCCCAATTATCGTCTATCTTTTTCTTATCTTCAGGTCTACGTTTTGACCCTTTACCACCATGCCACTTAGTCATGGCAGAAACAGGTCATTTGATCATCATCATTAAATAAATCTTGCGTTTTTTTACTTATATCAACTAAATCAATATATTTAGGTCTATCTTTTCTAAAAGTAGCACCAGCATGTTTACCAAACTTTTGCTCTTGTTTGATCCACCAATCAGCCATTTCAGGTCTTTCTTTCATAATCGAAATAGTTGTATCCATACCTTTTAAAAAGCATAGATCACAATTACCAGCAGGAGTTTTACCATTGGCATTAGTTAAATTTAGATCAAAATTTTGTTTTTTCCAAAATTGTGACACATCAGTTATCGTGTGCTTGGCATCATACATTGGAGTTAAATTTGTCCAAACATTATATTGTTTCATAGCACTCTTAACCCTTCTTGGCTCATCATATCTAAGACCTATAACATTATGCCAATCTTTATAACCTTGCATTTTTCTCATAAACCTATACATAACTTTTATTTTTAACTCTGATGTACAAAATCTTGTAACTGGATTAGGTAAATATTTTCTATGATCTAAAAGCTCTTCAAATGGTTCGCCATTTCTAGCTGCTGTTTCATAAGTTACTTCTTTTGTTCTATAAATTGGTCTCTCTTTACCAAGATACATTTCTAGCCAGTGTATTTTAATATCCCATTTTTGTGATATTTCATGCACAAAATCTAATGTTTCAGGTGCTTCTTTACCTGTATTAGCAAAAACCACATGTATATCATCAGGTAATTTTCCATTATATGCTTGTATTATATTCCAAAGCATAAAACCTGAAGTCCTACCACCACTAAAACTAATTAATGCTGGAGTTGGTATTTTATATGGATCAATCATAGGTCACCTTCTGTATGTTTACTGACTTATCTAATCTAGATAATAGTTGTTTTGCTTTCATAAAATCATCAGGAATACATCGTAATAATTCTTCTATACTAAATATCATTATATCCTTCTCATCTTTATGTATCATTTCAAGTGCTGGTTTCTCATCATCAGTATCACAAACTAATGCAGTCTTGTTATCAAAGTTAAAACACTTAACATTTGGCTGGATCATAATGTAACCACTTTCTTCGCATTTAATATTTAACTGCTCATAAGCTCTAATCATCATCTCAACCATTTTAAGTTTCTGAGCAGTAGTATCACTATATAAAGAATCCTTAAGTAATTGTTCTGCTTTGCAAAATTTGATCTCAAACTTTACACCTACCATCTTAAAGATTCGTTTACGATTACCCCACTTCACAAAAGTTTCTAACTCATAAACCCTAAGTTCTTTTAATTTATCTTGTAATGTTTCATCTAAATATGTTTTCATAAAACTCCGAACATTTAGTAGGAAGTAAGGGAAGTATTACATACTTCCTTCCCTTCCTTCCGACCTATTTATTGTTTTTCACCAAAAACTTCCTTAAAACTTCCGACACTTCCTTCCGACACTTCCGACCTAATTATCATTTTTTTCAGGAAAATTTGGTGGCATATTCTTAAAATCCTCATGCTGATAACCCCAGTTAGGATCATATACAACCTTATCTTTTTTCTTTAATGCTTCTAAATGCTTTCTAATATTGTCTGCTTTTATATTTTCACCTTTAAGATTTTCTACATAACCTTCTAAGTCTGCTGGTTGTAAATATATGCTTTGAGGAGAAGCACTGTCTTTAATCATAGCTACAGTTCTTAATGCATCTGAAGCTCTTTGTTGCATAGGTGGTAATCCAGTTTTCTTTTTAACTTTTAATTCAACATCAGTTTCTTCTAAAAATCCTGATGTTAGATTCAAGCCTTCACCTATAATTTGTACTTCTTTAAACATAAAGTTCTTAACAGCCATTCCTTGACCATCTTTATTTAATGTCTGCTCAAAAGATACAAGCATTTGTTCATCAACAAAACCATTTACTGGTTGATCATCTCTTTCTACTTTAAATTCATAATCTAAGGATGCACCCATAACACTTGATCCTCTACCTCTTGTAGAGTTGCCATGACCAGTATGATGTACCAAACATACACAACACTTATAATGTGATATAAGTCCATCTAATTTATTAATAAAGTTACCTACATCTTCAGCACTGTTCTCATTACCTACAAAGTTACGCTGAAATGTATCAATAACAATCATACCTATATCGCCTACTTGCTGTGTCAATGCTTCTATTTCTTCCTCTAGCATCTTAAAATCATCAGGATCATTAACTCTAACTGCTCTATCAGATAGATATAAAGGTACATTGTTTAGATCAAACATACCTTGTTGCCATGCTGCTAATCTTCTTTTTACACCTCTTTGACCCTCACCACATACATACATTACTGGTTTAGCGTATGCTTTATTGCCATAAAATCTTTCACCTTTAGCAATAGAAGCTGCCATAGCTATAGCAATAAACGACTTACCACTCTTGGGAGCTCCAAAAATGCACATTAATGATTCCTTCTCTACTACATCTTCTATGAGCCAGTCAGGGTTATCTACCTGTCTTAATACCTCATCTGCTCTTGTAAAGGTAACAGCACCTTTAGGTTTCTTCTCAGTACAATTAATTATGTATTCTTCTAAATCTTTTGACTCTTTAAAATCACCCCTTATATATGCATCGTATAGATCATCTTTTTCATTAAATGATTCAGGTGGTTGTGCTACTTTTACTTTACAACCATTCTTCTTTAGCATCTTAGCTATGTCATTTGCACACTTAATACCAGCTTCATCATTATCAGGAAATACCCAAACTTCCCTACCAAATATAGGACTCCAATCTGCTTTCTCCCAGCTATTAACTCCACCATGCCAAGTACAACTATCACCCTCATAAATCGCTTCACAGCCCCTTAGAGCCTTCTCACCTTCATTTATGATAATAGGTTTAGTAGGGTACTTATTTGTGTAATAAATAGGTAGAGAGCCTTCAGGTCTCTTCATAGACCAAGTTTGATCATTGTTAAGGGTAAATGGTGCGTATTTCTGCTTTATAAAGTGTCCTTCAGGAAACCTCATCACCATAAAGTTATCAGCATACTTGACCTTCACAATTGCTTGTTTGTAAAGATCAATCATCTGCTCTCTAGAGAATGACCTAGCATTACTTGTGGTTTTGCTTTTAGGGGGAGAAAAACCACTTAATAAGGAGTCATTTGATTGTAATGCTAAGTCATAACCAAACTGTTTTAAAATTGTATTGACATCTTGATTCAAGTGTTTGATTAAATCTATTAATCCACCACCAGTATCATTCTCAAAATCAAACCAAGTGCCTGCTTCTAAGTTAAGAACAAAAGAACCCTTGCGACCCCATCTTAATTCATTAGATGAGGTGCTGGTGGGTTCACCTAGTAATTGCTTTGCAACTTCAGGTGCTATTCTTTGCCAATCTACTGATTGCATCAGAAAGGAATATCATCATCTGTTAATTCATTCTGACTTACCATCTCAGCTACTTTATCGCTAAGACCATCATTAGGACTCTTAAATGTGTCCTCTACTGGTGCTTCCTGATCTGTATACCAACTTGGTATTACAAACTCAGGACTTCTTGGTGCAAATTTAGCAAAGCTAAACGTTAGCTCAGAAGAATTACCCATTCCTACTTGAATAAGTTTTGATCCTTCAAACTTAACTACTGGAAGAGAATCAGAT